ATGCTTACTTCAAAAGTCAACCAGGCTACCAAGGAATCTTGGGATAATGTTTATCTCAACAACCTTTACAAGCACGGTTATCGTCTTGGAATGGCTCTCACTCGTGAGACCTTCTCAGTTTTGACCGACTTGTATGATCCTATCCCCATCATCCCCGGTACCCAACCTCCTCCTTCAGGCATGCATGAACTTGCTGCCGCTCATCAGCGTATCGCTGAGATCAACCTCGCCCGCAAAGTTGTCAACCATCAAGCTTTCATTGAAATTGGTCCTAATGCAGCCGCATTCGCCAAGAAAGCCATTGGTAAGACTAGCGCCCACGGGTGCACCTTGCGTAGTGCTCGAGATCAATCCCGCCACGCTAAAGCCGCTGCTTCCAACAGCGTCTGTGGTTATAATCCCACTCAATCCCAACTTCTAGCCGTTCAGGCCGGAGGTGTTTCCAAACGTCAAATGCACTTGGATGTTCAGAATCTCGCTAGCGGGATCCCCACATCCACTTTCTGTTTGGCTGGCTGGCAAAACTGTGACGCGACTGCACCCATCGCGATTGCCAACCACTCCCTCTATGACATTTCTTTCAGCGATTTAGCTATCGGAATGCGCAACCACAACACCCATACCATTTTCGCTTACATGCACTTTCCAAGCGAAATTTTGGATGTTGATAACTGGAGTTCCTACGAGAAAGGCTACAGATTTCGTCGTGTTCGTTCCCCAAAATCTTTAAAGAAAGCAGCTAAGGATGAAGTCTTCTTCTCATGGCTCTCCGACACCGCTTTCGGTTACATTCACGACTATTCCACTTGGATCCCTTATCTGACCGTCGGTGGTTTTGATACCCCTTTCGGATTTTCAGTGCTCATCGAAAAGACCTCATGGAAAGGTTCCCAATTTGAGCTATGTATAAGTAGAGTGACCGCTAAAGGTCGTTTTAACTATATCATCCCTAATTCTCTGTCCGATCTTATTAAGGTCCCAAACATGCGTGTCCTTGCTTCAAAAGGATTCTGCAAGCGTCACTTCGACGCTAAGGATAACTCCAACTACATCATTACTGATGGTTCCAAAGTACGCAAATTGCTTGATTTTATCAACGCTCGCGCGGAAAAGGGTTTCAGTCTGGAAGTAGTCAAAGGGTACGCCCGTACTCTTGTTTCAGAAATTAGACTTGGTGGACACCTTGCCGAAACACGTTGGCATTGTTCCACTTCCGAGTTCTCTGACATCTGCGTTTCCGTTTACTTACTAGCCAAGTATCAACGCATGATGGATTCCCTCATTATCGATATGGCTTCTGCCCATCTCGACAAGCTCCACTCCTCTCCTTCTTTTTGGACCCAGTTCAGACTCACCCTTGAAGACTTCTTCGGGTGTAAATTCGCTCACAAGCATGCCGTTACTCAAGATATGGTAAATGCTGCCGAATGTTCTGATAACATTTTCCACAAGACCGCCCTGCAATTCTTCCGGGATCATGAATCCTATTCTGAAGTCCGTGAATGTGGGTGGGATATGGAAATATTTTTCGGCTTTAATCCCGACGATGCTGAACCTTGCATCGAACCAAAATTTGACGACATTGTCGCAGCTCGCGACCACACCATGACTCAGATTCCTTCCGATCCTATTGCCGCTGTAACTCCCGATTGGGCTTTGGCCTTCGGTCTTCCCGCAAACAAGATCCCTTCTATTGGTCCGGTCTACATGGCTGAAGACCAACATACCATACTCATTGAAGAGTGTGAAAAGAATGCCAACTCCCTCCCAGCCGAAGCCAAAGCACTTAAATGTGTCTTATCCGTTGCCGCTCTAGAATTGCGTAAACGCACTCCTTCTAAATTGCACGTCGAGAACATGATGGCATTAATTGGTGTTCCTGGTGG